ACGAACCACGACTTTAACGAAATGGGTGTGGGCGAGGATTTCGACTGGAAGCAGCCAGAGTTTTGGTCAATGGCTAGTGATCCGCGTGCGACAGAACTAGTGTTGGAAACCTCGGAGCGGTAAATGACTTGAATTGCAGCATGGAGGGCGGTATGAGCGCAACTGGATATGTGTCCACACTCGGTGCGTCGGAAGAAACACCTAAGTATCGCAAGGTCGAAGAAGATCACGGCGCTACGCCCACTTTCATGATCGTTTGCGATGAGGGTTGGCGCGAATCGATTGTGTGCAATGGCATGTATGGCTGGGCCGCTGACTGGCTAGTTAGGCAGTTACAAGGTAAGCCCTACGCGCCTACAACTAGGCCCGGAGCGAAAGCGAGGACAGCATGAAAAACGAGCAGGAATGGCAGAATATAAACCCCGGCGTTAAGGTAATCCACGTCGGACAGGGCAAGGTGGTGTCTAACTTCGGAACCCACTACGGAACCCCTTGCGTATTTATCGAACCCGTTGTCGGGGACGCGGGCCCTGTTGGGCAGAAGGTGAAAGAGGGGCGTGAGCCGCAAATAACCAAGGATTCCATCAGTGAAGGCGGAATAATCCTGTGCTTCCACTCGCCGGAAGGGGCTGCTGTAATCATTGAAGACATCCAGAGCGCACTATCGGCAAACCGCGATGACTAGCTGGATACAGGCTTGGGGAGGGGTGAGATGTGGGACGCGCATTTGAAGCTAAAGTTCATCGGCAGGTGGTGGAAGATATCGCTGATCTGCAATATCGCCAAACTGCTCAGGCTCGAAACGCAACTGTATGCGGGCGGAACTGGACGCGGTGAGTTGTGACTTTCCTCCGCACCCTACTTGCCTACTGGAAGAGATGGAATCAGGTACTGTGAGCCGCATACGCAAAGACGGGCCCCCCAAGGTACGCAAGAACGTGTATCTCGAAAACGCGCATCTCCTGGCTAAGATGTGCGGGAAATTGAATCACTCGTGGTTTCTGGATGAGTTGATTGCCAGAGAGCACAGACGGCGCGAGAAGAAGTCAACACAATCTCATAACAATTCTTCTTTGACTGCATGAATTGCGGTGCTAAGTTCTAGATGTTTCCCTGGCCTGCCGGGTAATTGCCGGTCCCATTCCGACCAAGAATATCCTTTCCCCTAAAATCATGGCGCAACCACGCAAGATCGTGAATCTTACACGCGGGCTGCATTGGAAATTCCGCAGGGCTGAGAGAGCTGTCTTTGAATGCGCCTGCGAATGGGTGGAATACGGGGTTAGCGTCAGAGACTTGACCCTCGCGGAATCAATCCAGATGCGCAACAAGCAGGCCGCTGATCGTGAACCCTTAGCCTATGCAGAGATTCCAGGCTTGGTGTACACCGGCAAAACAGATTATTCGCTGATCCGCGAGGCTCACAAGTTCGCAACCGAAGCTACTTGGCCTCCCCCAGAGGCTGTCAATGCTGCCATAGCAAGTCTGGAGAATCTGTGCCAGCGACCCTAACGAGCATCTGCGATATCCCGATGGAATGCCCGCTGTGCGGTACGATGTGTCGCTTTGAGGAATGCGAGGGGGATGGAGACGAGTCAGGCGGCTGTCCTGTTCCCGATTGCGGCGGAATGATGAAACCACTGGAGAATTTGTGCTCTCAGTGATGGGGCTTTTAGCCGCTTTCGTTGTTGGCATTCTGATTGGCGGTTATCTCCATGATTGATCCAGAAACCGCGTTAGAAGTAAGCGACACCAACGGCTCGCACCCTGATTTAGTGCTGGAAGCCTTGTTCGCGGAAAAACCTCAAGTTTATGAGTTCCACTTTGGCTAGACCTGTAGAACCCGTCCCCCAGAACATAGCCGATGAGATCGTGGATTGGCTCTCCGATGGCAAGACTCTGCGCGCTTATTGCCGTCAGGATCAAAAGCCTTCATTCGGCACGGTTTATGCATGGCAGAAGAAAGACCCTGAGTTTGCTGAACGCATCGCGCGCGCGCGTGAATCAGGACAGGATGCAATCGCGGATGATTGCTTGGAGATCATTGACACCGCTGAGGATGCGAACTTAGGCAAAGCTCGCGTCTGGACACGCTTACAGCTATTGGCGAAGTGGAACCCCAAGAAGTATGGCGACAAGGTAGATATGAATCTCGGCGGGCAGGCAAACAACCCGATCCAGGCTGCAATCACGGTCGAATTCGTCAACTCGAAGCCAAATGTTAGTAATTAGTAAACAGGCAACTCGTTGATTCTTCACAAAACAGTGTCAGGATTCTCGGGAATATATCCTTGAGCGCGATTGCCGAAAGTTTACCAAGTAGTAACGTCAAGGCTCAGTTCCCGGCGAAGCTGGCTCCGCTGTTTGAGCCGCACCCGTTCAAAGTCCTGTATGGCGGAAGAGACGGCTGCAAGTCATGGTCGATTGCTAGAGCGTTACTGATTCTTGGTGCTCAAAAGCCTCTCAGAATCCTCTGCGCACGCGAAACGATGGATTCGATTCGGGAGTCAGTTCACCAGCTCCTGACGGATCAGATCAGCAATTTGGGGCTAGATGACTTCTACAAGCCCTTGCAATCTGAGATCAGGGGAATAAACGGCACAGAGTTCGTCTTTGCGGGCCTGAGAAAGCAGACTGTCGGCTCGCTGAAGTCGTATGAGGCCATTGACATCTGCTGGGTGGAAGAGGCCTCTGTCGTAAGTCGTAGGAGTCTGACGATTCTCCTGCCAACCATTCGCAAGCCTGGATCGGAGATTTGGTTTTCTCTGAACCCTGACTTGGACACGGATGCGGTCTATCAGGACTTTGTAATAAACCCACCCAAAGGGTCATTTGTCTGCAAGATTTCGTACCACGATAACAACTGGCTCTCGCAGGAATCGAAAGACAAGATCGCCACCCTGAAAGAGCGCGATCCTGATACCTTCCACCACGTTTATGAAGGTGCTACGCGGTCCACAGTTGAAGGGGCGATCTATAAGGCCGAGATTCAGAAGGCTGAGAATGAAGGGCGTATCCGGGCGGTTCCTTATGATCCCCTAATGCCTGTGGATACGTTCTGGGACTTAGGGTTTGCCGATAGAGTCTCGATCTGGGCGGCACAGAGAACGCCATTCGAGATCAGAATCCTCAGGTATTTTGAGGGCGACCACCAGGCTATTGATTATTACCTGCGCGAGATGCAGACGTGGGAATACGTCTTTGGGACGTGTTTCCTGCCGTGGGATGGTGGAACGAAGTCTTTAGGCACTGGCAAGTCCATTGAAGAGCTGATGCGGCTCAAGGGCTTCAGGGTCAGAGTCAATCGGCAATTGAGCGTTGCGGACGGAATCAATGCGACCAGAACGATCTTCCCACAGCTCTACTTTGACGCGAAGTTGTGCGCGGACGGGCTTCAGTACCTCAGACGCTATCAGTGGGGGCCACCAACGGCTTTAGGTGTGCCAAGGTCACAACCGCTGCATGATGACGCTTCGCACCCGGCAGACGCCCTCAGAACGCTGGCAATCGGCATCAAAGAACCAGCGAGAGATAAGCCCAAGGTGAACAGGCCCCCGCAACGACTTTCCGCATGGAGTTGATATGAAACTTACGAGCGCAGCACGCAAAGCGATCCCAAGCAGCAAATTCGGTATGCCGGGAGCGCGAAAATACCCCATGCCAGACAAGTCTCATGCGGCGAATGCCAAGGCAAGAGCTACCCAACAGGTAAAAAAGGGCAATCTCAGCTCTTCGGCGGCGGCAAAGATCAGAGCCAAGGCAAACCGAGTGTTGGGCGACAAGGATTCAGCCGCTGGAGCTGCAACCTAATGCAGTTGGACGAACAGCGCAGAGTTGAGAACTTCGCCCTGACTTGCCCGCTAAAACACATCGAGGACGCCGATATGCTGGCGTTCCTAGCGGCGTTGATTCAGGATCACGACCATTTGCGCGAAAAGCTGATGACTGAGCCTGACCGATACAAGAGGGCAGGGAAGTTGGACGCCATGAGGCCCCATCTGAGGTTCAAGGCAAGCCCTCTGGATGTGTACGAGATGGCCGAAGTAGCAAGGTCATGCGGTGTCCAGCCCATCTATGGCGAACAAGAGCAGATGAGCCGGATTGTCATGCCCGAAAGCAAGATTCACGAGGTGAGAGGGTGACGAAGAAGAAGTTTCAGGCCATTGCTGCGACCACAAAGGACGGCAAGCCAACATTCGAGCAACTGGCGATGAATGGCGCATTTAAGGCTGAGTCGCACAATTACGACACCAATCGGCCTAAGCGACCTGTGGTTTCGAGGTATGCGAAGTAGTGGATTCGCAGCCTGTACGGAAAGACCCGGAAGCAGATGAAGAACTCCTACGCGAGATACGCGAGGACTTCACCTATTTCCGCGACTTCTGGACCGACAACCACAATGAATGGAAGACAGACCTCAAGTTTGTCTCTGGCGACCCGTGGGACCCTGATGCCAGAGAAGAGCGCGAGGATAACTCCAGGCCTGTTCTATCTCCCGATGAACTAGGGCAGTACCTGAACGCTGCGATCAATAATCTCCGTCAGAATAAGCGGGCGATCAAGGTCAACCCCACCGGCCAGGGGGCTACAGACAAGGACGCCGAGCGCAGAGCGGCGATTATCAAGGGCATTGAGTACAAGTCCAACGCCCAAAGCGCTTATACGAACGCTTTTGAGAATGCCATCAACTGCGGCATGGGATTCTTCAGGGTCACGACCAAGATCATTTCAGATGAGGGCGAGGTCAACCCCTGGATCAAGATTATTGAGAATCCCCTGTCTGTTTTGTTGGACCCGAATGCAAAAGAGGCGGACTTCTGCGATCAGAAGCGCTGCTTTGTGATGGACGTTCTGCGCAAAAGAGACTTCGCTCGGAAATACCCCAAAGCCCAAAAGCGAAGTTTTGAGGCCGATGATGTAAAGATCGCGCCGGACTGGTTTCAGGCTGAAAACATCCTTGTGGCCGAATACTGGCGCGTCGACGGCTATGACGAGAACGGCGAAGGCGGGAAAGTAACCCAGTACATCACCAACGGCTTAGAGATCCTCGAAAAGAACGATTGGCCGGGGTCTTGGATTCCCATTATTGCGGTGACGGGCAAAAAGATGCTTGTCCCCAGAGGCAATGAAATCAAGATCATGTATGCCTCCATGATCCGCCTCGCCAGAGGGCCGCAGAAGATGCTGGCCTACATCGCTTCGCAAGAGGCGGAAGAGTTCGGCATGGCTCCGCGAGCGCCGTTTGTGGGCTATGTGGGTCAGTTTGAAACCGACAAAGACTCATGGGAGCTTCTGAATAAGGTTCCCAGAGCCTACGTTCAGGCCGATCCGGTGGTGGATGAGGCGACAAGTTCTATTCTCCCTCTTCCCGCTCGTCCAGCATTCACGCCGAATGCTCAGGCATATGAGATTGCGAAAGAAAGCTGGCGGCGGTCGATTCAGGCGTCAATGGGAATTACCCCTCTCCCCACGGCAGCGCAGAGGCAGAATGAGAAGTCCGGCGTTGCCTTAGACAAGATTCAGTCGCAGCAGGCGATTGGGTCATTCCACTTTACAGACAACTTCGACCGAGCGATTGAGAACGCAGGCCGTCAGGTCAATGAACTAATTACGCTCGTCATGGATACTCCAAGACAGGTAGGCGTAAGACAGCCTGACGACACGCATGACATGATGCACGTCGCTCCTGGTGGGCAGGGCGCACCTCCTGACGTAGCTCCCGAAGACACATTCGACCCCACAAAGGGCGAGTTTGACGTAACGATTTCCACTGGCATGAGCTACCAGAGCCAGCGCGAAGAGGCTTCCGCCTTTGTGGATACGCTGATTGGGGAGATGGCTAATCTGCCCTTACCTCCACAAGCCAAGGCCACGCTTCTGGCGAGAGCGATCAGCCTGAAGGATATTGGGCCGATTGGAGACGAACTGGCTAAGATTATCGACCCTCAAGGGGATGGTGAGCCTGTCCCCCCACAGGCGCAGCAGATGATTGCGCAGCTCCAGCAGCAGTTGCAGGCGTTGAATGCGGCTTGCCAGCATTACGAGCAAAAGATTCAGGAACTGGAGTTTGAGAAAAAGGCCGGTCTCGTCAAGAACCAGGGCGAGTATGCCGTTGCCAAGCTGAAGATCGAAGCTGGACTTGCTGAGGCAGAGATCAATACCAAGGCGCAGAACCTTTCCGAGCGCATGGAGTTTGTTGGAGACCTCATCAAGCAGCTCATCGAGCAGCAGCATGAGAAGCAGATGGCCGCGCAAGAGGCTGCCCATGCGCAGGACTTACAGCAGCAACAGGGTGAGCAGCAGAGCCAGTTGGCCGATCAGCAGGCGGAGAATCAAGCCGGATTGCAGGCGCAGCAGCAAGAACAGCCAGAATAAGGGCGCTGCGGAACGACCCCGCCGCACAACGGGGCAGACTCGGGAATTCATGCCCGGCGCAGATACAAACGCGGTTCCTAAGCTCCCTTTGGGATGCAGATGGCACGCAGCGCCCTTGTGCAAAGTTTCGCTGGCCCGGCGTAAGGGCACAAAGGAAAAACAATGGATGAACAAGCGGTAGTCGTGGAATCGCAACCCACTTTGGATGTCAGTCGCGGGCCTTTGGTGGATATTACGCCGGAGCAACGCGCAGAATTTCGCAAGACGGGCAATTTGCCTGAACCGCCGAAAACAGAGGAAGCGGCACCCTCATCCGAGCCGAAACCTGAAGAGGTAGAGGCAAAACCCACAGGCGACTCGGAACCGCCACCTGTGCAGGAGAAAAAGGCTAAGAAGGTGCAGACCGCTGAGGAGCGGATTGCTCAGCTCGAAGCCACCATTGAGAAGATTCGCAAGGGAGCAGGAAAAGAGACGAAAGCGGAATCGTCACCCGCAACTCCCAAGCCTGAGTACACGCGGCCCAAACCCACCGCCGACGATAAGGACGACAAAGGCAATCCAAAATATGCAACGTATGAGGATTACATTGAAGACCTTGCCGATTGGAAAGGTGAGCAGAGGGATGCGGCCAACCAGCGCATAGCGCAGGAACAAGCTCGGTTACGCGAGTTCAATCAAAAGGTAGCAGAGGCCAAAAGCCGGTACGAAAACTTCGAAGAGGTCGTTGAACCCGCCGCAGGCATGATCCACGCGGACCCCAACATCCCTCCGGTCGTCAAGCAAATGTTGCGCGACTCGGAAGTGTTGCCGGACTTTCTGTTTACCGTTGGCAGCGATCCCGCAGAGCTAGAGCGGTTCGTCAAAATGGCAAAAGAAAATCCGGGCAAGGCTCTCCGCTACATCGCCCTGACAGAAAGCCTGATTGCGGATGAACTCAAACCTCCCGAAGAAGCTCCTGTAAAACCCAAAACCCAAGCCCCGAAACCTCCCTCAGAGGCTGGGGGCCGCGCTGCGGCACCCCCTGATGCGTTGGAATCGGCGGCAAAGGCGAATGACTTCCGCTTGTTCAAAGCGGAGGCTACGCGCCGTCAACTGGCTAAGTTGAAGGCTTAGCTGAAAGGGTTCTATGGCGAATAACTTTCTCGATACAAACTGGGTCTCGATGAAGATTCTGTGGATTCTGCAGAATGCTCTCGAAGTCGCCAGCCAGTTCAACATGGAGTGGGAGTCGGAGTTCGGCAAGAACTTCCCTGTCGGCTCCTCTGTACAGGTGAAGCTCCCGCAGCGTTGGCTTGTGACCAATGGGCTGGGCTATCAGCCGCAGGGCATCAACCGGCTCGCAACCACCATCAATCTGGATCAGATCTTCGGCATTCACTTCGAGTGGGACTCGTACGAGCGCCTGGTCAAGATGGAGCGCTCTGCCGATGAGTTGGAAGAGCAGTACCTTAAGCCCGCCGCTGTGCAGTTGGCTCAGGAAACTGACTCCCGCGCCGCGCAGTTCGCCTACCAGAATGCTTCTGGTGTTGTGGGTGCTTTGGGAACTAACGCAACCACGATTGACTTCGCGGCTGCGGCTGACGAGTACCTGTATGAGAAGGCTTGCCCCAAGGGGACACGTCACCTCATCCTCTCGCCGTCGCAGATGCGCAGCTATGTTGTGCCGAACGTCACGCAGTTCAACCCGGCCCCGGAAATCTCTCGCATGTTCCGCACCGGCGTTCTTGGTACTGCCGTGGGTTGGGAGTGGTATCGCTCCAACTCGCTGTACAAGCACACCATCGGCACGGCTGCGACAGGCGGCGTAACTGTTACCGGCGCAAATCAGTCCGGCAACATACTCTCCATCACCGGCACCGCAAGCCAGACACTCAAGCAGGGTGACAAGTTCTCCATCCTGAACGTGAATGGCGTCAACCCCTCCACTCGCCGGGTAATCTCGTCCACCCAAACCTTCACGGTTCTGGCGGATGTGACCCTGACGGGCGGAACCGATACCGTGCAAATCTCGCCTGCGATCTATGGGCCGGGTTCTCAGTATCAGAACGTGGATGCTCTGCCAGCAGACGGAGCAGCTTTCACCATCTGGCCTGGAACAACCTCGCCTTCAGGCAAATCCGGCACTGTGGGTCTTGGGCTTTCGAAGTTTGCCTTCGCTATGTCGGGCGGCAAGCTGGAAGTTCCCAAGGCTGTGGAGCGTGCAGAGCAGACGGTTGACCCGGATACCGGGATGGCAGTTCGCTTCGTGCGTGCATGGGATCAGCGTGAGTCGAAGATGACGAATCGCTTTGACATGTGCCTTGGCTTCGGCAATCTCTACAACGACCAGGGCGCGGTTGCCCTGGCAGGAGCGTAATCAATGGCCTCTGGCGGAATCAATCAGACTGCAACCCCCCATCCTGTTGTTGATTTTGTGCCGCAGAAGCAGTATCCCAGCTTCTCGACCATCGTCAATGAAGTCATCACCATCGCCGCTTACACCGGCACTGCGACGACTCTGACGTACTCCGATGTTTTGGGGGGATTCATCACCTCAAGCAACGGATCGGCCCAGACCCTCACGCTCCCAACTGCGGCGCTGCTTGTGCCTCAGATCGAAGGTGCTCAGGTTGGATCGGCTATCCGGTTCTTCGTCAAGGAACTGGGAGCGGGTACGGCGACCGTCGCCGCTGGTACAGGCGGAACTGTCACCGGGACTGCCACAGTTGCAACCGGGCAGATCAAGGAATTCCTCTTGATTGTGACTTCAATTGGTGACACTCCCACTTACACGGCGTACAGCCTCGGTACTTCCACCTTCTAACCCTCAGAGGGGGCCGCAAGGCCCCCTTCAGGAGATTTATGCCCAGAGCCATCGACCTCGACGCCCTCGAAAGCGCCAACATGAAAATCCTCGACATCAACAACCCGCCAACCAAGAGCATCCCTTATGAGAAATTCCCCAAGATGGTGTATCTGCACCCAAGGGACAAGGCCAAGGAGCATCTGCACAAGACGGTGAACAGCCCCGCCGAATTGGAAGCAGCTCAGGAGCAGGGCTGGAAGCTGAACCCGCATATTCCTGTGCAGCCGGTTCAGGACTTGAGCGAGCACTTCGAAGCTGAACCTGTAAAGCGTGGGCCTGGACGGCCAAAGGCTGATGCCGCTTAAGTTCCCGGTCAAGGTCTTCTATCCCCGCGCAAACGGTGAGCCGAAAGTCCTCACCGCAAAGAATCAGGACGAGCTGGACGGACTTGTCCGTATTGGCTGGAAGGTAGGGGATGGCAGCTAATTCGATCACCGTTACTGCCTTAGCCATCATCACTGCGGCGGGGCAGGAAATCGGAGCGCTAGCGGTAGGGGAAACATTCTCCACCGACGATCAGGCATGGGTTTTACAGAAACTCCAACGTCTGATTGACCGCTACAACGCTACGGAAGCGATGGTTTACAACGTGAACTTTGCCTTATTCACGTTGAACCCTCCCGCGAATCCACTTGACCCGACAACCATCGGGCCGGGAGGGGATTTCGATGTAAACCAGCGCCCGGTCTCGATTGAAAGCATTGGGCTGATCCTGGATGGCGGGACGCCGGGAGTTGAAGTTCCTCTAAACCGCAGAGATCAGGACTGGTGGGCGAATAATCGAATCAAAGGTCTGACCTCAACCCTGCCAACCGACTACTACTACTCTCCAGACTGGCCTTTGATTCGATTATTCGCCCAGCCCGTCCCTACCGCTTCGCATCAGGTCCGACTGCAATCCAGATTGGTGCTGACGGAGACCACTTCGTACACGCAGTCGTTTTCCATGCCTCCCGCGTATTGGGATTTGATTGTCTATGAACTTGCTATCAGCATCGCTCCGAGTTTCAACACAACTCCATCCGGCGCTCTTACTGCCTTGTGGAAGGCAGCGCTCAAGGCAGTGCAGACGAACAACATCTCTTCGCCAAGACTAGCGAGTGACTCTCCTACGCAGACCAGGGGCGGGCGTAGACCTGATTTCAACTTTCTGGATGGGCTTACTAGCTAATGAGTAAGTTCAATTTTGTTGGGCCGTCCTACACGGCTAAATCGGTCAACATCGCGGCGGAAGAATGCATTAACTTCTACGCGGAGACCAACGAAACACCTGGAGCGCAAGCTCACCTGTCGTATCTTTGGACGCCGGGGCTAAAGCTATTTGCTCAGTTTCCGGACTCTCCGATTCGTGGAAGCATCACGACCGGCGACAGAACGTTTACCTTTGCCTCGGACATCTTCTATGAGCTGTTTGAGGATGGTACTTTCACTGCACGCTCGCCGGAATTGATTGTGGTCTTTGGCGAGCCGGTTTCGATGGCGTGGAGTCAGACTCAAGTTCTCATCGTCGCAGGGGGAAGGGCTTACTGCTTTACCCTTGCAGATAATTCTTGGCTCGACATCACGGATTTGCTCGCAGGAACCCCGGTAAAAGTGGTCTTTTCAGACAGCTACTTTATCGTGATGTTCCGCGACTCCAATAAGTTCCAGATTTCCGACCCTCTGGATGGAACGACATGGCCGGGGATTCAGGTCAATGCAGTTTCGGAACATCACGATAAAGTAGC